GGCGCTTCGCCCGGATGCGAAGGTCACCCTCGTCGAGGTCGACGACGGGATGATGAACTTCCTCAAAAACAAGTACCTCAAGGCCGGCCTCAACCACACCAGCGGCAAGATGAACGTCTTGGTCCTGGTCGACGGCCACCTCGTCGGCGGTTTCATCTACGGCATCGGCAACGCGCTCTTGCTGCGCACGACCCGCGGCGCGGAGTTACAGCTCCTCGCCGACTTCGCCATCAACGGCGCCAGGCGCCTCGCCAAGCTCGTCGCGCTGGTCGCGACAAGTCGGCAGGTCGTCGCGCGCTACGAGCGCAAGTGCATGGAGCGCGTCGCCGGCATCCAGACGACGGTTTACACGGACAAGCCGGTCTCGATGAAGTACCGGGGCATCTTCGAGCTACGGCAGCGCGTCGACGGAGCCCTCAAGTACGGCTCCCACGTGCGAGAGGAGTCGCCCGATGAGCTCTATGCCGAGTGGTGGCGAAAGTACGCCGCCGACCGAGCCGCTGCCGCCAACTGAGCCGCGCACGGTCGACCCGAGGAAGCTCAAGCTCCTCGAGAAAAATGCTCACTACCTCAAGGCGGCGACGTACAACCGCCTCGTCGCGAACATCAAACGCGACGGCTGCCTCACCTCGAGCCCGCTCACGCACACGGGCGACCTCCTCAACGAGCACGGCAAGGTCGTTGGTCACAACGACAACGTCGTCCTTAGCGGTAACCACCGCGTCAAGGCCGCCATCGAGGCGGGTCTCAAGACCATCCCAGACCTGCACGTCCACGGGCCGCTCACGAAGGAGCGCGCCACCGCCCTCGTCCTCGCGCACAACGCCATCAACGGCGAGGACGACCCGAACATCCTCCACGAGCTTTACGCGTCGCTCTCATTCGCCGAGAAGCAGTACAGCGGCCTGACCGACGACGCGTTCAAGAACCTGCTCACGGTCGACGTCTCGTCCCTCGCCATCGGCTCCCAGCAGTTCGAGGAAGTGCGGCTCACGTTCCTCCCTGAGGACGCCAAGAGCTTCCTCGAGTACCTGAAGCGCATCGGCAAGAGCGACAGACACCTCCACCTCGCGGCGCACCTCGCCGACTTCGACAAGGTGTTCGAGGCCGTCGTCGCCGTGAAGAAGCGCAATAACGTCCACAACACCGCCCTCGCGGTCCACATGCTCGCCGAGCTCGCCCTCGAGCGCCTCGAGCAGCTCGCCGAGGACGACAAGGCCGCCGCCGAATGAAGCCCGAGAAGTTCACGGTCGCGCAGGTCGCCGAAGCGCTCCGCCTCTCCGCCGGCATCCATGTTGTCGCGGCGTCGAAGCTCAAGTGCAGCCGTCACACCATCGCGCGGATGGTGGCGAAGTACGCCAAGCTCCAGAGGGTCCAGGCCGAGCTCGACGCCGAAATCCTCGACCTCGGCGAGGGCGTGCTCGTCAAGGCGCTGAAGTCTGACGACCCGCGCGTGTCGCTCGACGCCGCAAAGTTCCTGCTCAAGACGAAGGGGAAGATTCGCGGCTACGTCGAACGTCAGGAGCTTGCCGCGGCAGAGAAGCCCCCCGTCGACCCGAAGGACATGACGGATGAGGAGCTCGAGGCGTACACCCGCTCCGAAGGCCGCGTCCTACCTCGACCTCGCCAGGGCTGAGCTCGAGCGACGTCAGCGTCGCCGCGCAGCACTCCCCCTCCTCGACTTCATTCCGGCGCTCACGCCCAAGTGGCGTCGCCCCGATCACCTCGAGCCCCTCGCCGATCTGTTCGAGCGCCTCGAGTTCGAGGAGGTCCGCGCACTCTGCTCCGTCCCGCCCAGGCACGGCAAGACGGAGACGATTCTCCACGGCATCGCGCGCTTTTTGCGCCGCCATCCCGAAAAGACGGTCGCGTACGTTTCCTACGGCGCCGGCCCGTCGCTCGCCAAGAGCATCATCGCCCGCGACTATGCCATCGCCGCCGGCGTCGTCCTCCGCGGTGACCAGAGCGCCGCGGGACAGTGGCGCACGCCACAAGGTGGCGGCCTCCTCGCGACGAGCATCGAAGGCCAGATTACGAGCTACGGCTGCGATGTCCTCGTCATCGACGACCCGCACAAGGATCGCGAGTCAGCGGAGAGCGAGCTCGAACGCAACCGCGTCTACAACTGGTACGACGCGACGGCCAAGAGCCGCGTTCACCCCGGCGGCGCGATCATCGTCAACCACACACGTTGGCACTTCGACGACCTCTACGGTCGCCTCTCCAAACTCAAGAAAAAGGACGGTTCACCGCTCTTTTCCGACCAGATCAACCTCCCAGCGATCTGTATCGACCCCCAAAACGACCCGTTAGGCCGCAAGCTTGGCGAGGCGCTTTGGCCCGCAGAACGCTCGCTCGAGTGGCTCGAGGAGCACCAGCGCGACCCGTACAACTGGTGGTCGCTCTGGCAGGGAAGCCCGCGCCCGCGCGGCCTCGGTCTCTTTCGCGGCGCTCAGTACTTCGAGCACAACCCGACGGAGTACTCCGTCGCGCTCGGCGTCGACTGCGCCTACTCGACCAAGACGAAGGCCGACTGGTGCGTCGCCGTCGTGATGCTTCGCGTCGGCCACGGGCTTGACGCTCGCTACTACATCGTCGAGCTCCTCCGAAAGCACGTGGACATCGGGCAGTGGGGGCTCGAGGTCGAAGCGCTCCGAAGGCGCTGGCACAACGCGCCGGCACGCTGGTACGTCGGCGGCCAAGAAGAAGCCGTTGATGGCCTGCTCCCATGGAGCATCGAGGTCCTCAAGGCGACCACGGACAAGTACACGCGCGCGCTGCCGTTCTCGTGCGCCTGGAACGGCGTCGAGGCGGACCCGGATAACGGAATCGTCGGCGCCGCCCCCTGCGTCTTCGTGAAGCAGGACCAGCACTGGACCAACGAATTCGTCGCCGAGCTCAACGCCTTTCCGATGGGCGCGAAGGACGACCAGGTCGACGCCGCCGTCGCGGCCTACGACCTGCTCCGCTCGAACATCGCCATCCGCGCACCCAGCAACCGGAACGCCGGCCGATGGGGCAATCGCGCGCGCGGCTACTGATTTAGGAGATCACCATCATGGCACGACCCCAAGGCGAAACCCTCGCACGCGCCGTTGCGAACCGAATCCACGCCAACGTCGCGAACGTCGCGGCCCTCGCCGCGCTCCCTAACGACGAGTGCCTCGATGGCATGTTCTGCGGCGTCCAGGACGGCTCGCAGGGCACCGGCTCCGAGTGGATGTTCTCGGCGGCAAGCGTCGCCTCGGCGGACGGGCAAAACCTGCTCGCCATCGCCCCCCCCGTGGGCGTGTCGGGCATGTGGCTCCGAGCCGACAAGCTCGTCGACCTCAAGATCCCCATCAGCTTCGCGAACACGGACGCCCAGGTGCTCCTCACGGTGCCGACCGGCTTCCGCCTTCGCATCCAGCGCGCCTTCTGGGAGGTCACGGTCTCGTGGACGGGCGGCGCCTCGAGCGCCATCGGCCTGTCGTCGAGCGACGCGGCCTACAACACGAAGGGTGACCTCCTCGGCGGCGCCTCCGGCGACGTCGCGGCGACGCTCATCTCGAGCGGCTCGTCGATCTTCGTCGGCACGGCCGGCGCGAAGACCGCGGGCGCGGCCCCGGTCGTGCTCGTCGCGGGTGACACCATCCGCTTCGACCGCATCACCTCGGCGTTCACCGCCGGCAGCGGCTTCGCGCACGTCCTGGGCGAGCTGGTGAGCTGATGAGCCGCGCCGTCACCGGCCTCGCGCGCGGGACGTTCGGTTGCGTTCGCTCGGCGCTCACCGCGGCCGACAACGCCTCGCTGACGGACGCGAACATCCCGCCGGCGCAAGCCTTCGACTGCCGAGGGCTCGACACCATCTTCGTGGGCGTCGAGTTCACGGGCGGCGCGTCTCCAACGGCGACGTTCGAGGCCCTATTTCGCGATCCGCTGGCGCCCAACGGCTCGAGGTGGAAGCGCCTGCTCCTCGGGTCTCCCGACGGCGTCACGACGGTCACCCCGGCAGCGGCCCAGACGACGACAGCGCTGGACGGCACCGCGGGCTTCGAGCTCCGCGTGTGCGGGCAGCAAAACGTCTTCATCCGCTGCACCGCCGTCACCGGCGCGCCGACCAGCTTCGACATCATCGTCGCACAAGGCAAGGCCCGTCCCTACCCCGACCGCAACGCCAACGACTGACGAGGCACCATGAGCTGGTACGAGCGTGCCCTCTCATGGGTAGGCGTCACGTCACGCGTGTCCGCGCAGCCGTCACGACGTCCAGACCCGAAGCTCATCGTCTCGACGCTTCCGATCTCGTTGCAGTTGCAACGCATCGGCGGGTCGCTGACGCCGATGCAGGTGTCGGACATCATCCGCCTCGCGGACTCCGGCTACGTGTACGGCCTGATGGATCTCGGCAACGAGATGCGTCAGAAGGACAACCACCTCCAGTCGGTGCTCCAGACGCGAGAGATCGCGATTCAGGGACTCCCGTGGCAGGTCGTCCCCGCCGGCAACGGCGAGAAGCTCAAGAACCGCAAGCGCGCTGAGTTCGTCACCGAGGTCCTCCAGCAGATGGACGGGGTCTCGGGCCTCGAGAACATCGTGGGCCTGCCGGACGTCATCGCTCACACGGCCGCCGGCGACTTCTACGGCCACGCGGTCACCGAGACCCTCTGGACGAAGGACTCGGGCAAGATCGTCCCATACGGCGGCAAGCCCGTTGCGCCTCGACGCTTCGCGTACGGCGTGCGGGACGGCGCGCTCCGCTGGTTCGACGCGGCGGGTGGCGTCCCCGGTGAGGGCACGACCTACCCCGGCGTGGACCTCCAGGGCGAGTACCCCGGCCGCTTCATCGTCTACCAGCCTCGCATCACGGGCGACGTCTCGTGTCGCGAGGGCCTCATCCGCCCGCTCATGTGGGCCGCGCTCTTCCGCAACTGGACGACGCGCGACTGGCTCACCCTCGCCGAGCTCGCGTGGAAGCCGTGGCGCACCGGCAAGTACGCCAAGACGGCGCGCGATCAGGACATCGCCGCCCTCGAGACCATCCTCGACCAGATGACGTCATCGGGCGTCGCGGTCTACCCAGACACGGCGCAGCTCGAGCTCCACTGGCCCACCGGCGCCGTGCGCGGGGGGCAGAGCACGCACAAAGAGCTCGTCGACGCGATGGGCAACGAGATGTCGAAGGCTGTCCTCGGGCAGACTGAGACGACTCAGCCCACGAAGGGCGGCCTCGGCGGTCAGGGCAAGGAGTCCCAGCACAACGACGTCCGCAAGGACATCCGCGATGCGCGCGCCAAAGCCATCGCCAAGTGCCTCCAGCGCGACCTCGTCGACTGGATCATCCGGATCAACTTCGGCGAGGACGCTGCGCTCCACGAGGCGCCGCAGTTCCAATTCCTCACGGACGACGCGGTCGACCAGGTCGCCTTCTCGACGATGATTACGAATCTTCGCCAGCCGAGCGTCCAGCTCAGGATTCCGGCGAAGTGGGTGCGCGATCAGCTCGGCATCCCGGAGCCAGAGGACGACGAGGAGGTCATCGGACCCGACCCGTCCGAGGACATCCCCATCGACCCGGAAACGGGTCTGCCGAAAGAGCCGGACGCCGATAGCGAGTCGCAGCCCGACAAGGGCGGCAAGCCCCAGGGCGCCGACGACGGCACCGAGAACCCGAACGAGGCCGCATGAGCCAGAAGATCCCCGACGCTCGCATTCGCGAGCTCGCTGCCGACATGGCGAAGGTTGCCGCAGCGGGGCTTGCCCCGGCGGCCCCTGTCGACTTCGTGACGCGCGCGATGCACGTCAGGGCACGTCGCCCCGAGGTGCGTGAGGCCGACTTCGTTGCCTCGACGGACGCCATCGACGCGTACGACGAGATCGTCGCCCAGAATTGGGATCTCGCCAGGTTCAAGGCGAACCCCATCGTCCTCTGGGCGCACAACTCCCGCGAGCTTCCGATTGGGAAGTGCACGCGCTGCGAGATGGTCAACGGCTCCCTCGAGTGCACCATCAGGTTCGCGAGCGAGATGGCGAACCCGAACGCCGAGCGCGTTTGGCAGCTCGTGCAGGAAGACGTCCTCAAGGCCGTCAGCGTGGGTTTCTACCCGCGCGAGGTTCGGCAAGAGAAACGCGATGACAAGGACGTTTACGTCCTCGACGACAACGAGCTCCACGAGATCAGCGTCGTCCCGGTTCCGGCGAACCCCGAAGCGCTCGCCAAGATGAAGCAGCGCGCCCTCGAGCGCGCCACGGAGAACACGCCCATGAACGTCAAAGAGCTCCAGGACCGCGCCGAAGCTGCCGAGAAGGCGTCGAAAGACTTCGAGGCCCGCGCGATTGCGGCCGAAAACCAGGTCAAAGACCTCACGACCGAGAACGAGAAGCTCGTCGACCAGTTCGGCGAGGCGACCGAGGCGCTCAAGGCCGAGAAGGCTGCGCACGCGCTGAGCCTCGAGAAGGTCGCGGCGGCCGACAAGGCAGCGGCCGAGGCGAAGGACGCCTTGCTCGTCAAAGAGGTCGACGACCTCGTGGGCAAGAAGTTCACGCCGGCGGAGCGCGACGACCAGCTCGCCTTCGCACGCAAGGACCCCGAGATGTTCCGCAAGCTCGCCATGGCGCGCCCGGACCTCGCCATCCTCGGCAAGTCGGTCATCACGTCCGAGGAGAACCCGCTCGAGAACAGCGCGACGGAGCCCGGCGACGGCAGCGCGCTCGCGACCGAAGCCAAGAAGCTCGCGGCCAAGCAGCCCGAGACCGCCGACGCGTCCCCCTGGGGCTGAGCAAGCTCCCAACCCACCACCAAGAATCTAGGAGTCTCACATGACCTCGCCCCTTCGCGCCAACGTCGATCTCAAGAACGCACTCATCAAGCGGTACTTCGTCGCCGCATCCCAGACCATCACCGCGGGAACGCGCGTGAAGTTCTCGGCCACGTCCACCCGCCCCTACTCGGGCGTGGACGGCCAGGAGGTCACGCCGAGCACGTCCGACGAGGACGTGTGCATCGGCACGGCGGCCGAGACTGCCACCAGCACGGCTACCGCAGGCACGGTGCAGGTCGACGTCGTACTCGACGGCTTCGCCATCGTCGACGTCGTCGTCGGCTCCGGAGGCTCGTCGGCCGGCAAGAAGCAGGTCAACAGCGCGACCGGAGTGACGGACGCCCCCGCGAACGGTGGCGGGACGACCGCACACACCATCCTCGGCATCGCCATGCAGACCGGCGTGCAGAACGACCACATCGGAATGCTCATCGGCGGATCGCAACGCTCGGTGGCCGCGACCTGATTCCCGCGGGCGCCGGTAGCGCCCACCCAATTTCGCGTCTCACCCTGAGAGCACTGGCTCGTTGGGGCGGCGGCGCTTTTTTCGAAAAGGAAACCGTCCCATGCAGACGATTCACGCGAGCGACTCCACGGTCAAAAACAAGCGCCTTCTCGCGAAGGTGCACAAGTACGAGCGTTACGTCGAGAGCCTCAAGGAGCTCATCGCCGAGAACGGCCCGAAGGTGCGAGCCGCGAACTCGGCCATGCGCCAGAAGCTCCTCACCCCGGGTCAGGTGCACGTCGACGCCGCACTGTCCAACCTCAGCGTCCAGTACGCCAACGAGGAGTACATCGGCGAGGAGCTCATGCCGGCCACCACGGTGGCCAAGCTGAGCGACGTCTTCTTCAAGTACGACCGTCGCAGCCGCTTCGGGTACCCGGACGACGCGATGGGTGCACGCTCGAGCGCCAACGAGATCAACGAGTCTCGCACGACCGACAACTACTCGTGCAAGCCGTATGCGTTCAAGAACTACATCGACGCGCTGACCGTCGCTGCGGAGGACGCACCCCTCAATGAAATGGTGGACCTCGTCCAGGCCACCGCGGAGGGCATCGCCTTCCGCCGCGAGGTTCGTCTCGCAACCATCCTCTCGACGACCACGAACTTCGCCGCGTCGACCAACACGAAGTCCCTCTCCGGGGCCGCGATGTGGGACTCGTCGGGTGGCGGCAACCCCATCGCCGACATCCAGACCGCGCGAGCCGCGATCTGGTCGGGCATGGGCGGCTCGAAGGTGGTCGGGTACTGCGACCTCGGCACGTGGAACGTGTTGTCGCGTCACCCGATGATCCTCGACCTCTTCAAGTACACGGGCTCGAGCCCCGGCATCGCGACCCCGTCGATGCTCGCCGGCTGGTTCGACCTCGACGACATCCTCGTCGCCAAGGGCCGTCAGGACACGGCGAACAGCGGCCAGACCGCCTCGTTCTCCCGTATCTGGCCGAACTGCTTCGGCATCGTGCGCGTGGCGCCCCCGGGCGTTCGCAACGTGAGCTTCGGCCGCACGTTCCGCTTCGGGCAGGTCCAGACGGACCAGTGGTACGACCCGAGCCTCGGCACGAAGGGCGGCTACTACGCCCGCGTCTCGACGCACGAGGATCACCACGTCATCGCCAACGACGCCGGCTACCTCATCGCCACGCCGGTCAGCCAGACCGTCTGATGAGCTCCGACGAGCAGAAGGACCCGGAGGCGCCGCAAGCGCCTCCGGTCCAGCCTTCCCAAAGCAGGCAACAGCGGCGTGCGCAGAGTCAGCGCCCGCAGGCCGGTCAGAAGGTCGAGGCCGTGGTCGACGTCACGGACGCGCCGCAAGCGCAGCCCGCCGCCGCACCACCGCCTCAGCGTCGGCCGCATTACACGCGCGTCAAGATTCTCTCGGCGCTCCAGAACGGCGACGGTTTCTTCCCGGCAGGCTACGAAGGCGACTTCCCCGACTCGGAGATCGCCAACCCGCGCCTCGCGCACGTGTTCGGCACACCCGAGCAGCGTCGCGCGCCGCCGCCTCTGCCCGACACGCCCGATGGCGGGTCACCCGGATTCGAGCCGCCGATGAGGGCGGACGACAAGCGGACGCCAGCCGAGAAGGCCGGCTTCTGACCACCACACGGACCGCGAGGTAGCTCATGGCAATCAAGGGCTACCTCACGCCGCAAGACGTCGTCGACGCGCTCAGCGAGCCGACGTACATGTCGATCTTCGACGACACGAACAGTGGCTCGCGTTCCGCCGTCGACGTGTCGAGCGGCGTTGTCTCGCTGATGAGCCGGGCGCACGCGCGTTGCATCGCGACGCTGCCGCGCATCTACAGCCAGTTTCCGCCGGAGTCGCCCGCCGGCATCCCGCAAGGCGGCGACAGCATCCCCATCCTCCTCAAGGATCTCGAGGTCCAGCTTTTCGTCATCTACGCGTGCATGCGGCACCCCGAGCTGACGAAAACCTACGGCATCAACCCCCTGTCGATGAAGGAGTGGCGCGAGCTCGCGAACGACATCGCGACCGCCGCGCTCATCATCGCCCCGACGGACAGCCCGCCCCAGGCGAACCCCGCGAACGTCGGCGGCGTGGTCGACTCCGGGCTCAGCGGCGCGGACAGCAGCACGTCGGCGGCCGGCGGCCCCATGCGCTACTTCGCGGACGGTACCAGCGACTTCTGACGGAGCACGACCATGGCGAAAACCTCCACGCTCGGCATCACCGTCACGGTCGTTGGCGATGGCCTGAACGAGACGCTCGGCGCCGCGCCGAACCTCATTCAGACCATCAACCCGTCGTGCCCCGGCGCGTTGCCGGTGAACGTCGCGCTCAGCGCAGGCTTCAACGCCATCCCCGTACCCCCGGGCGCGGTCGCTATGCTGCTCATCCCTCCGGTCGGAAGCGTGAACGCCAAGACGCTCAAGGGCGTCACCGGCGACACCGGCTTCGCGATGAATCCGGCAGCGCTCGGCATTTACCCGTTCGTCGTCGGCGCGACCACGGTTGGAATCACGAGCGCCGGAGTCGAGACGGTGCAGATCGGTTGGATCTGATGTTCCGCCTCGAGCTCGAGGCGGCCGACTTCCTCCACGACGCCGACCAGGGGCTCGACACGCTCGAGCACGCCGTCGACGTCGCCGCGCACAACGCCGGCGACGAGGGCATCAAGGAAGAGCAACGGGACCACCCCTACACCGACCGCACGTACAACCTCAGCGCCTCAGCACATGTCGAGCCGACGGACGACGGCGAACCCGGCGTCGACATGGTGTGGCCGGCCGATTACGCGAGCTTCGTCGACCAGGGCACCTCGACCTCGAAGCCCTACCCATTCACGCCCATCGCCGAAAAGCGCGCTGAGCAGGTCCTCGCGTTCGAGCTCGAGAACGCCGTCGACAACTTCAAAGACAAGGTCGGCGGGTGACCCATGGCCGACACGCTCGGGAACCTCCAACTCCCCGCGTTGCCGACCAACGCGCCCTACGGCGACCCGGTCCTGACGCCGCTCCTCCAGTTCTTCCAGCAGGTCCTCACGAACCAGCTTGCCGGAGGCGGACAGGTAGGAGTCGCGCCGCTCGCTGGGAGCCTCTGGTTCAGCGCGTGCCCCAACATCCCGGTGGTGAGGACCATCGCGGCACGCAACCCGAAGGACCTCACGCTCACGACTACCGAGCTACCCGCGCTATTCATGGCACGCGTCGGGTACGACCCGC